AAACAAAATAAGATAGATAGATGGCCATAACAAGAACACAAATAGCAAGACAATTATACCAATTTGGAGGTGGAGCAGATGCTGGCAAAGGATCTGATTTTGGTAAAGAAAATTTTGGTGGTGGTAATAAAACTGGTGGTGATGGTGTAAGAGAACAAAGAATATCACAACAATATAAAAACGTACCAAAAACAACAATTAAGTCTGGAAAAGATTTTAGAGATACACAAAAAGTTAAAGAAGCTCTTATCAAAGAAACATTTTTGGATAAAGCACCTAGCATTGGACTTTTAAGTAAACTTTCTAAATTTGACCCAAAATTCATGAAAGACTTTGCAAAATTTAAATCTAATCAAGATCTTTTAGATTATATTAATAGCTTAGATGAAGAGGACCAGAGCAGTGGTAAATTAGCTTCAGCTTTAAATCTAATAGGTTATGGAGATTTTTTAGCAGAGCAAAAAGGTTTGCCAGGATTAAAATTTTCTGGTGATGTAGGTGGTTTAGAACAATTTGTAAAAACAAGGAACCCAGATGGTTCTCCCGCTACATTTGGTTATTCAAGAGCTCCTGGTGAAGGTGGACAACCTATTATACCTCAAACAATGATGGCATCAGCACCAAGCATCACGGAACAAGGAACAGGAGATCCTCAAGGATTAGAGGGTTTACGATTAGCATTTAGAGCTGATGGTGGACCAATAGGTGGTGAGTATGATTTTGAATCAGCAAGACAGATGTATGGTCTAGGTAAATTAGTTAAGAAAGCAACAAGAGCAATTAAAAAAGTTGCAAAGTCACCTATAGGTAAAGCTGCATTATTATATGCAGGCACAGGTGGATTAGGTAATTTAGCAGCAGGACAAAGTTTTTTTTCAGGCTTTACAAGTCCAACAACTTTTCTTGGTAAATCTAAATTAGCTAATATTTTTACTAGACAAGGTTTAGGTAATATAGGATCTAGTTTTGGATTAGGTAGTATGATATCAGAAAAAACAGCTGGAGACGCAGTGGTTAGAAAATTTGTTCCTAATTTGTTAGGTAAAGTTTTAACAAGTCCCGCAGGATTAATAACAGCAACGTCAGCACTAGCAGGATTATTAACAGAGGACCAAGAACAAAAGGCACAAGAATTATCAAGGGGTGAGGGTATAGATATAGAGGAAGCTAGAAGAATGATCTTACAAGCAGGAACTTCAGCAGATAGAAGAGGTTTAGCGTTTAGAGCTGAGGGTGGTAGAATTGGATATCAAGAAGGATCAAAAGAACCAGTGGCTAAAAAGACCATGCCACTACTAGATATGGGTGGCAAAGAGATGGATCTAAGAGAAGAAGGTGGGTTTGTACCTATCGGACGTATGGAAAAGGCAGACGATGTCCCTGCAAGATTATCAAAGAATGAATTTGTATTTACAGCAGATGCTGTTAGAAATGCTGGTGATGGAGATGTAGACAAAGGCGCAGAAGTTATGTATAACATGATGAAGAACCTCGAAGCCGGAGGTGACGTA